TAAATTCTTAATATATTTTGATTGGGCATCAATCTTGGTATTGTATAAGTCTATTTGATGATTAATATCAGTTAATTGTTCTTTAATTTTAACATTACGCTCTTTGAGTAGCGTATTCATCTTAGAAAAGATATTAATATCCAATAAATCCTCTATCACAGCTCTTCGTGACCAAGCAGGTAATTGCATAAATGGAATGAATGAACTACTTCCTAATACAACAACCTGATGAAACGATTTGTGATTGAGTTTTAATATGTTTGTTTCCAGGAACTTTTGGAAATCACGCATATTTGATGCTTGGTTGATTTGATTACCATTCTGCCAGATTTCAAATCGATTAGGTTTAATACCTCTTATGATTTTAAAATCAGAACTACCTATGGTAAATTCTACCTCTACCAGTGCTTTTTTGCCATTGATACTATTGATTAATTGTGTTTTACCAATGTCTCTATGAGACTTACCAAAGAGACCAAATGAAAGAGCATCAAGTAAAGTTGATTTACCTGCTCCATTTTGGCCTACAATAAGTGTTGATGGTGTTCTATCTAATTGAATTTCAATAGGATCATTACCAGTGGACAGAAAGTTCTGCCACTTACATGATTTAAAATGTATCATACTACCTCTAGATTCTGTGCTTCAGTATATAGTTTCCTTAATTCAACCTTAATATGATCTTTATCTAATTCGGTTTCTACAGCATCAACATATGAATCTAGAAGGGTCGTAGTATCTTCCAGGGATATTTTCTCGTCTTCTACGCTTTCTCCCAGATACTCTTCAAAAGATTCTGCAATCTTTAGCTCATATGTTTCAATACTTTGTAGCCTATCAACGAATTGATCAAACATATAAAGGTCATTTTTATTTATCACAATAAGCTTGATAAATTTCTTTTCAAACTCTTTGACATCTACTTTACTATAATCAGTATTGGTATCATCATAGATGACCTTTTTGAACATAGTAATAGGATTCCTCACAGGAGTAATTTCTCTTGTTTCGGTATCTAAAATATGAAAATACTTAGGATCATCTACATCAGCCCAGGTAAATTCCATTTGACAACCCAAATAATGGATATTGCCTTGACTTGATTTTGTATGGAAGTGTCCAGATAAAACCATTTCAAATCTAGAGAATGCTTCAGATGGATCCATACCGTGTGGATTTGGTACACCAGCCATCATATCAAAACCTTTTAACTCTAAATGAGCAGCTAATATTGGAGCTTTACATGTTGCAATAAAGTCCATATATTTTTTATAATTCTGATTATTAATCCATGGTACCACTGCAATACCTAACCCATCATAATCTAATACTGTGGGTTCCATACAAATATTTACATTACTGGTAAAATAACCAAGCAATTCTTTGAGAGAACACAATTCATTTGTGTTTTTGAAATAGACGTCATGATTTCCGGGTATAATATCCATGGTAATGCCGGCATCACGCATAGGCTCAAGAAAATGCTTACGATTAGCATTGAGTGCTTTAAAGTTGACAAATTTACGATGTTCATAATAATCACCTAAATGTAATATGTTTTTAATATTATGTTCTTTTAAATATGGAAAAAAGATCTCTTCATAGAATCTTTCTTGGTATTGTAAAAAGATATCAGAACTATTTCTGACGCCACAGTGGGTATCGTTAAGAATTGCCAGCTTCACGGATCATCCTCATTCTTTCTGCAAACATTTTTCTTTGGAGTTTACCTAATCTTCTTGCTGAGATTCGTATTCTCTCCATAGTCATTGCTAGTTCTTGTCTTTTTGCTTTGCGTTTTAGTTCTTTTCTAAACCTAACTTTGTTTCTTCGGACCTGGCCGATTCTTTGTTTTTCACTTAAATGTTTCATGACATAAATAACTCCAGCTTTTCAGCTTCTTTTTCTTTCTTTGCAAATTCTTTAATTGCAGCATCCTTTTGCCTCACAGTACTAATTCTTTGTCGTAGTGTATCAACATATGCCATGGTTTCATTTGCCGTGTCATTGTCCATACCCATTTGTACAAAGTCCTCAATACCCATTTTTTCTATGAATCGAAACTTAATATCTTGTTGCTTTTTCTCTTTTGTAATCCTACGAATAAATGCATAATAACATATTTGTGTAAAATACGAAAATGCATTAGGCTTACCTGTTCGAGTGGAAGCTTCAATATTATAATTTCCTATTGCTCTTAAACAATTCTCCACAGCATCCATTACCATTTCTTCTCTATACGTATATCGTACAAAATTTGGTCTGTGGGATAAACCCTCGGCAATTTTAATAAAGCATTTAGCTATATAATCTGTAACCTTAGGTATTGGTTGATTCCTTTCTCTATATTTGTTAGCTTCTATAGCATATGCCATAACTGCTTCAGAAAAGTCTCGGTTATTCACATAATGTGGTTTTGCTTTCGCTTTTGCTGACATTGTTTTATTTCTCCATAATGTTTATATTATAACACATTTTCACTCAAAAGTAAACAAAAAAAGTTTACAATAGCGTGTTTACATTTGCCCCTTTTTATGGTATAATATTAAAGTATCGGCAGGGGCCGGAGGTATACTAAACTAATGTATTGTTTCCTTTACCTTAGGTGCAGGTTCTAAGTCTAGGTATTCCTCTTCCAAGTGTTCTCTTTCTTGACTAACCAATTCTTGTACTGCTTCTCTCATTGTCTGCAGTTTATATTTTGGTCTTGGTGAGTTGAGAACAAAATCAATATAAGTCTCATGTAAGTAATCTTCAATAGGTACATGTTGTAATACACGAGTCTTATACAATTTAAATACTTTTTGTGATGAGAGAGGAAACCAATGAGCAAATTGTAAATTACCTAATATGTTGGGTACAAGTGTCACTGGTCGCTCTATAATATAACTATCATCATTCTTTACATTAAGAACAGCTATAATCTCTTCACCATTTAAAAGCTTAAATTGTCTTATATTTAAATTATCCATATTATATATTTATATCGTATAGTTTGTATGTAAATTTTTCTTTGGAATATATCTTAATTCTTTCCGCGGCGTGTTGTAATGTGTAATTCTTTTTTGATTTCCAATGTAAATCATCTGCAATATCATATAGTTTAGTACTTTGACCAGAATCACTCTTTCTTAATCCTCGTCCGATGCTTTGTAAAACCCTAATTTGAGACTTACTTGGTGAAGCAAATATGATATTGTGTAAATTCCTAATGTTAATACCAGTAGAAAAGGTCCCAATAGAAGCGACAATAATTGCGTCTTTTTCTTTCTCGGTAATCTCACGGACTGATTCTCTTGTATCGACATCTGTTTCTCCTGATACATAAAAAAGTTTTCTCTTATTATTTATCTTTTCTTTTAATAGAGAGTGTAGTGGTTTACCATGCTTTTCAACATAATTAAAGAGTACAAGTGTGTTACCACTTTGATCAAGTGCTAAATTAGCAATAAAATTATTGCGAGGCGTGTATTGGACAATAAAATCAAGCTCTTGTTGGTAATTATTTGAGGTCATAGCTTTACAAATTTCGTCTTTGTATTTTAACACAAGAACATTAATTTGTAAATCACTTAACGCCTGATCATCAATTAATTTTTTGGTTGTCGTAACTCTATATACAGGACCAAAGAGACCTTCTAATACTAATTGATGTGTTTGTGTTCCATCAAGTGTTCCTGTTGTACCCATACGATACTCAGCATTGACGCATTTTTCTAATATTGCTGTAAGTGATTTAGCTTTAAAATTATGTGCTTCATCACCTATTACCATACCAAAGTCCTGGAACCAATCCATTTTTTCTTTATATATTGATTGCCATGTGGTAATAATAATGCGTTTATTAATATTATATTTTTCTCTACCTGAATAAATTCTATGGCATTCCTCTTCGTGATTCCAATCATCAGTTTGTGAATAATCGCCAAAATCAGAATACATTTGTTCAACCAAAGATGTTGTTGGTACAATTAATAAAACATTTGAATCTTGAGCATCTAAAAAAGCTCTAATTGCCATATAAATGATTAATGATTTACCAGAGGCTGTAGGCGATAATAATAAACTTTTTTTATGAGCCAGAGCATGTTCCAATGCTTCTAATTGGTAATCTCTAGGTGTAATGGATTTACCACTTGCTGTAAGTGATAATCCTTCTGTAATATATGAAATATCAGGTTTTTGAATCTCTTCTGGGTTACCATTCTTATCATCTATAATAACATGATAATCTCTTAATTCACAAAATTCCTTTAGATATTTAAAGAGTCCACAATAGAGTGTCTTTTTTCTTTGGTCAAACAATCGAATTTTTCCATCCCACATACGATTGCGGTAGCTGGGCATAAAACGATACCCTGGGACAAAGAAACAAAAGTGTTCAGATAATTCTCGCTCAACCGATGGTTCGCATTCAATGCGTAAAAAGGTTTCATTGACCTTAGAAATTATAAGAGATTCCATTACATTCCTGAAGTGAACTTATGCCAGTCGATGGCATTTCTAATGCTCTGATGTCTCCATTTGATATTTTCCATAATCTCTTTTAATGTATCAACCATTTCTTGAGTATAGTGAATTTTTGCTTGATGTTCTTGAATGATTGGATCAGCATCATAATATTTATCCATATCTCCTTTTAATACAGTAAGACCATTTAATGGATCATAATCCCAACCTTTATTATCCAATTCTTCTCGTGATAATTTACCATTGTATTGGTTAAATTTATCGCGTAATAGTATTTTAAACTCTAGTTCAAGTTTCTTGAGTTTTAGTTTATTTACACTATAAAGTTCTAGGTATTTGGAATGTAATTTTGCGGATTGTCTGGATGCTTCACCTAGTTCCATCTCTTCGATGACACTGTCTTTTTTCCACATTTCAATGATAGCTTCTAAATTATTCATAATATACTATTATAACACATTTTGTGTTATTTGTAAACCTATTTATTATACAAATTCAAAATTGGTATAGGCAAAGGTTATATCCATCTGTACATATTCCACACTCTCTGCTTGAGCATCAAACTCAACTGGTGTGATATTAGTTGGAAAAACACCCTTAAATTGAATTTCCTTTGTGACATTATTATGTGATGATAATATTAATAATGTTGCATCAACCTTAAGATCCTCAGCATCTCCTCTTTGTGCGATATTATGGATCCAATCAAATGTTTCAATATAGTTTTCCATATTTTCAGTAACATTGACTCTAATTGCCAAATCATCAAAGGTAAGTCGATCACCAGTAAATGATAAATTTACTCCACGATATGGTGTTTCAACAGGGGTAATACTAATTCCTGGTAATGTTGCGGCCACAGCGAAATATTCCAAATTTGGATATGTTACACTGTCAACCTTAAATTGAAAGCCTACTGGGCTTAAGAAGTTCTTATTTGTAGTTAATGTTGCCATATATCTATTTATACAAAAAAGAAAGGGGTCTTAGCGACCCCTTTACAAATGAGTATTAACTCTGGCTTACACCATGATGTCGTCAACTCTGAAGATTCTGAAGTATTGGTTACTTCTGTCGTTACCAACACCATCAAGAGCTACGAATGGGTTTGCGACCATA